ATCTGATGAAAGCTTTTATGATTTAGCTTCAAGATGTTTTGCTCAAGGATCTTCTGGTACTCTTTAGCATGTGAAGACTGATTAAGCAGTACTCCATTATGCATTATTTCAAATATGTTTGGTTTGATACCTCTGCGAATAAGGTACTCAGAACCATGTACAGTAAACTCAACCTCGACTAAACAGTCTTTGTTATTTATTGAGTTTACTAGTTGTGGTTTAGATATGTTACGATGTGCTTTACCAAACAGCGCAAAAGACAATGCGTCAAGCATTGTAGATTTACCTGCACCGTTGTGACCTATCACTAATGTAGATTTGTGTGCTGTGAAGTCTATCTTAGACAAGTTGTTACCTGTACTAAGAAAGTTCTTCCAAGCCAAAGTTTTAAATATAATCATGCTATCTCTAAAGACTGTGCCTCTATCATGAGCGAAGACATTTCTTTTTTGATTCGGTCTTTGTCCAAATCAGTATCTACCGCATCCACATAAGTATACAACAATTCTGAAGTATCTTCAACAGAAATCTCACCGTCTTTTACATTTTTTCCAACAAACTCTTCAAAGTTTTCAGCAATCTTTAGTTCTAAGATCTTACGTGACTGTACCTTATCAACAAATCTATCGAACCCATATAGATCTGACTTGTTGATTACCACAATCTTTACGAACTTACCATCAAGATCGGCAAAAGGATAATCCCCATAATCACTATTAGTGTCATCATATCTGATACGATGGAACAAAGTATGGGGATTGCGAACAGGAGTAAGACTCCTAGTTTCTGTGTCCAATACGTGAAAATATTTGTTATCATGTGCATCATTCCAAAAGAACTCCATCTGTGAACCAAGATACTCAATATTATCTTGCATTGATTTGGTATGAAAATGACCTGAAAGCACTTTCTCGAAACGTTTAAACACTGAACGATCTAGTCCACCTTCAAACTTAATGCCTTGCATCATCTCATAACCATTGATTTCAAAGTGACCACCTAACCAATCACACTTGGCAGTCTCTAGGAACTTCATAGTCTTTTCTTCATTTTCAGCATCGATCCACGGCACTAGTCCAATCTTGAACCCATCATATTCCATGACGGTTGGATCAGATATAATATTGATCTCATTCATGTAGTGACCAAGGAGTTCCTTAAGAGAGTTTAGTTCTCCTGTATTTTTGTAGAAGGTGTCATGGTTTCCTCGTATAATATCCATTGTGATTCCAAAGTCTCGTAGAGGCTTGAGAAAATGTTTCCGATTACAGTTAAGTGCTCTAAAATTAATGTACTTTCGATTATCGTAATAATCGCCCAAGTGAATAATATGAGTAATATCATTTTCCACAAGATACGGAAAAAAGGTATCAGTATAGAATTTATCAGCGTTGGCAATAAACATATCGCTACTATTACGTATGCCACAGTGAGTATCATTTAGTATCGCTATCTTCATAAAAAATCGCTTAAGTCCGAATCAACAGAGACTGTTTTCTTGAGACGTTTAGTAGCTTTCTTTTCTTCTTGTGCAAATATTTTAAACTCATCATCTTTCTCCTTCACTTTATCAATACGGTCTTTCAATGTGTCTACAAATGCTTGTACTGCAGCAGTAGATCCATCATCACCATTTGTAATAATATATTCTTCAATACCAGAGGATGCCATATATTTTATCTTAACATCTTGTTGTTTCTTTTCTTTTGCTATACGCCTCAGAAAAGCGTACCATGAAATCTGAGTAAAATATGCAAATGCATTAGGATTGCCTGTACGTGTGGCTGCTTCGATATTATAGTTCTCTATAGCTTTGAGACAGTTCTCTACAGCATCCATTACCATCTCTTCACGATACGTGTATCGAATGAAGTTAGATTTATGTGACAAGCCTTCAGATATCTTAAGAAAACAAGATGCAATATAATCAGGTACGATAGGTAATTGTTCATCTGCTTCTTTGGCAGCTTTAACTTTAGTACAATATTCCACAACAGCTAGAGAAAACTCTTTGTTGTTTACGTAATGAATACTTTTGCGCTTTTCTCTTGCCATAATAAATCCTTCAATAAGCTTGAGTATATCAAATATTTTTTTTGTAGTCAAGTGTTTTTTTTACTTGACGAATCACTCACTCATGTATATAATAAAAGAGTGGTTAGTTGAGGTAGGTAATATACCTAATGTATTCTATCATTTTTAGATGGAAATGTTAATATATTATTTGTAGTAGATTGATCTGAATCTTCATTATACAGTTGTTTCATTTTCTCAACATACTTTTCAACTTTCTCCATTAATTCTTCTTCAGACAATTCAGTATTTTCTATAGCTTCTTGATAGTTCTTAAGCATAACAAGATCAGGATTAGCTTCTCCCATTACATGGGTTCCTTCTAGAGATATGAACTTCTCATCTCCTTCTTGAAGTGCCATCCATGGTCTAAATGCATAATACCTATTACCTTTATCATCAAAAGTAGTTCTTATCATTAAGACTCTACGAATAACCATACCAGTAAAATCATCTGAAGGCCATTCAATAACCTCACAGATTATCTCTTCTCCACTGATTAGTTTAAATTGTTTTATCTCTTTCATATTCATTATATATCTACCTTAACAATCTTATATTTGAACTGTTCTTTTTCATATATCTTTACTCTTTCTGCTGAGTGAAGTAATGTGTAGTTTCTTCTTGTTTTCCAATGCAGATCATCTGCGACATCAAATAACTTTGTTTGTCTTCCATTGTCTGACTGTCGAAGACCACGCCCAATACTCTGCAAAACTTTGATTTGGGATTTGCTTGGTGAAGCGAATATGATATTATGAAGATTGCGAATGTTAATACCAGTGCTGAATGTTCCCAAGGATGCGACAATGATTGAGTCCTTTTGTTTTTCAACGATCTTTCTAATGGCTTCTCTATCATCTGTCTTCACATCACCACTTACAAAAAATACTTTTCTTTTTTCACCACACTTGTCTTGTATCATCTCAAAGAGAGGTTTTCCATGAGCATCCACACGATTGTATAAGACAAGAGTATTTCCCTCAGAATCCAAAGCCAGATTAGAAATGAGCCTATTACGAGACTCGTTTCCAATGATAAAGTCAATCTCTTCCTGATAAGTTCTTTTACCAAAGTTTTTTCTAACCTCTTCTGAATAGTTTAGTAATAGTACCTTTATATCTAAATCCGCTAGGGTATTATCATCTTGTAAGGCTTTGGTTGTTGTAACGCTGTACACCGGCCCGAATAGCCCTTCTAGGACTAATTTGTGTGTTAGTGTACCATCAAGGGTTCCTGTAGTACCAAACCTATATTTTGCTTCCGTTGCCTTATTCATGATAGATGATAATGACTTTGACTTAAAGCCATGACATTCATCCCCTATAACCATACCAAACTGTTCAAACCATTTCTTAGGGTATTTATATATGCTCTGCCACGTAGATATTACTATAGCTTTATCTGTATTCTTACTCTTTCCTGAGTATATCCTATGCATCCCACGTTCACTCATACCATAATCAATAAAGTCTTGATGCATCTGTTCGACCAAAGATGTTGTGGGAACAATGATCAGAACACGTCCTGCTTTTGGATAACCAACCCCTTCTGTAACATATTGTAACCAAAACTTAGCAAGGATGTAAATCATGAATGACTTGCCAGATCCTGTAGGAGAAAGAAGTATTCCTCTACTACGCTCCATTGCTGTCTTAACTGCATCGTACTGATAGTCTCTAGGTTGAAATGGCAGGTTGTCATTTTGCAGGTAATGATCTAACTCACTGACATCATCTTTTACTAAAGGAAATCCATACCTAGTTTCTTCTGTGTCTAGGGTGTAGCCACGTTCTTCACAAAACTTTACAAGGTAAACATATAGCCCTGCATTCAACTCACCTGTCATTCTGTTGAATAGTTTTATCTTACCATCCCATATTTTATTTTTATAGGCTGGCATAAACTTGTAACCCGGAACATAAAATGAGAAGTAATCAGATAGTTCGTATGCGAACCCACCTTCGCAATCAACATACATCATACTATAATCTTTTAGTTTGACTGTAATATCAGCCATTCTCTTTTTGTTCTCTGTACATTTGTCTTACCTTAATAAACTCTTGTAGGTAGTCGTGTGTGTTAACTGTAAATACCTGAGGTTCACTGTGATCCACTGCAATAATAATCACACCTTGCTTGATAGGCACACCTGTGCGTTCATAGAATGCTGCAGCATAAAAAGATGCTTGAATAAAGTAGTTACTGATCCATTCTACTTTCTTTGGCTTACGACTTGTTTTGAAGTCAATAACTGACAACTCGCCATCGTACTCAGCAATACAGTCCACTTGACCTGCACACTGTAGTCTGTCACTGTAAAGATATTCTTCTTGAAACCAAATGTTATTTACTTTATGATCTATGATATCTTTTATATGACTAAACGTGAATAGGTTGTTAGGTAAAACATCCTTATCCCAATCTTCAACATTGTCAAGATAATCTTCTGCTAACTTGTGTACAGAAGTGCCTCTTGTTGCTGCTTGATGAGAGATTTTATTGGCTTCTTCTTCGCCAACTCTTTTACGCCACTTCATAATACTATCTCTACTTAAGAGACTTAGTACTGTAGTGATAGAGGGGTAGGCATTGCCATCAGGAGTAAAATACTTACGTCCACCCTTCGCTGTCTTTCTGGTCATTTTTGGTAAACTAATACCATGATCTACATGATTAAACATTATCCACCTGCTTCAAATACTTTCCATTTTATCATATTACCAATAGTTTGATGACGCCACTTCAAGGTATCAACTATATCTGTAAGTGTATTTATAAGGGTCTTTAGGTACTCTATTTTCAACTCAGACTCTTGTATTTCTTTATCAGAGTTATAGTAGTGGTTCATATCTCCCTTGAGAACTTTAAGACCATCAAGAGGATCGTAATCCCAACCACGTGCTTCTATTTCAAACTGATCCATCTTACCGTTGTAGTACAGCCACTTATCTTTGAGTAAAGACTTTTGATCCATCTCATACTTCTTGAGACGCAACTTAGCATTGGCTAATGCACCAAGATACTTAGCATGTAGGTTAGGTGTTAAACGAGAGGTTTCTGCTAAATCATTTCTAGGGATTTGACAATCTTCTTTCCAAGCCTCAAGGACATCTTCTAATGTTTTCATAATATACTTTCGTTGTGGTTATTTCAATTCAAAATAAGAAAATCTAAACGATGCAGGAAATGTTATAAATGTAACGTCACCTGAGGTTGACTCCAACGTCATATCCCCTAGACTTGTTGGCATACTATCTATATATCTTATCTGCCTAACTTTGTTGTTATGGCTACTCAAAATGCTAAGTGTTATGTCAGCATAAGTTGGTGGCTTTGTAGATGTTCGACCTAACGGTGTTCTGTCTTCTTGTTCGATAGTTCTCTGCAACCAGTTATACATTTCAGTGTACGCATTTAAATTTTCATCAACAATAATCATAGCAGTTAATTCACCAAATGTCAACTTGTCTCCTGTAAACGGTACAGAGGTGACCCTCTTGAATGGCATCTCTACAGGATTGGATGACAGAGAAGGGTGCAATACAGTCTGAGCAAAGAACTCTAGGTTCTGAAAATGCTTGTGGTCTATAGTAAGTTTGAACGCATTAGGCTGTAGGTAGTTGACATTATTCAACCCTGACGATGCTGATGATGTTAGTACTTCTAGACTAGGATTTAATGTAGGCATAGGTTGTTCCTAAAAAACTTTATATACCTCTATTTATATGCTTGACAAACACTATTTTGTATGTTACAAAAGTATGTAATCAAGAGAAAGAGAGAATCGTTATGATCGCTATGCCTTATACATACATTACTCCAATGTCTTTTGCCGAAGCTTCTAGTCTTATTAAGACATGGGCCAACAACGAATTGCTTGAAAGTATGGAGCTTCTTTTAGATACCTATAATGATTTCATGAATGAAGATCCTGATGAAGATGCTGAAGATGATTTCTATGAAACCTATCAGTATGAAATCAGTGCCTACAATAAAGTATTTGCTGATATGCAACCTTTGTTTGTATAAAAAAAGGCCCACCGAAGTGGACCTTAGTTGGGAGGGTTGAACCCCTCCCTTTTTTATATTTAATCCTATGTGAGGATATTGTCCACACGGAAGATTCTGTAGTACTGGTTTGTACGTGCAGTTGCAAGACCATCTGCAGGTGCTGAACCTACGAATGGGTTTGACGCCATGCCATAACGAGTTTTGAACCCGATACGTGGTTGGAAGTCGTTCTCACCTACGGCACGAACCATTGTCAACGGTACGTATGGGCAGTAGAATACACCTGCGTCATATGGGTTTGTACCTTTGTAGCCTACGTTGATGTAGTCTGATGTTGCATATGGATCGATGTACACACGCATACGACCATTCAGAACACCTGCGAAAGTGTTACCTGTGTCATCAACGTTCAAGTTTGTTGACAATGCAGGAGCATAGTCTAGCATACCT